ATCATTGATGTAACTTCAAAGAATTTAAAACCATTTTCATCAGAATTAAATCCATCACCACCAGTTATTGTGTTATCCGTATACTGTTGTATTCCCTCAACAAATATTTTTTCACCCACTGTAAATGGTGATGTGCTAAATCCTAAAATTGGTGTAACCAACGTACAAGTAACGATACCTGTTGATGGATTAAATTGAACAGTTCTTATAGTAGCTCCATTGCTATTATTAAGTGCAAATATTTGATGCGTTACAGGTTGTAATCCTCTAGGAGGTACAATAATTGATGCTTCAGATATTGCACTACCAGTTATCTGTGCTTGAATTGAACCACTTGTATCTTGTAAACCTGTATCAGGGTTCACAATAACCAAGTCAGGAGCAGAAGTATAATTTTTACCTCCAGATATAACTTCAACATTAGAAATTGTATTTGAATTTATTATAGAAATTAACGGAGATACAAATGCCTCTGGCACTAATGTATTATCTGATGAGTATTCAAAACCAGGATTTAATATTCTTGTGCTATTAATTTTATTAATTGTTTTTGAATTTGGTAAAAGCACACCATTGACACCTTGGGTTGATGCAATACTTACAAAATTTGGTAAACTTTTATAACCAATACCTCCATAATTAATAGTTACATTTTCAATTGGACCTGTTGCATTTTTAGATTTAGTGGTATAATTTGATATCTCTGTTTCTGTTGAAGCGTATGAAATTTTTTCAGGTTTTGAAACTAGTGATACATCAAATGTAGTTGAACCTATTGAGGTGTTAAAAATTCTATGTTTACCATTATAAACACTATCAACATAATTAATACTTGAAGCATTAGAAACATCAACAAAATCAGAAGTGCTTATATATCCACTCTTTTGAACATTATAGTATAATCTAATAGGATTATCTTCATAATAATTTAAAGTAAGTAATGCATCAGTTGGTTTATTGATACTGGTGGTTCCTATTCCAGCAGTTCCGACTCCAGTTACTTGAAATGAGCTAGTAGTTCCTGTAGAAACAAATTCATTTTTAAATTGATCATCATAAAATATTTTAAAGTCAAATCCTTCTAATGATGAGTGTCCAATCCCAAAAACAAGGTTGTTATTTCTTACTACATTAATTTCTGGATTTACTAAAGAAAATTCATGATTACTTCCTGTAGAAGAGAAATCTATTAGTCTAACAGGAAATATCACATCTCTTAGTGTTTCTGTTAAATTAAAATTATTATCATCTACTCTATAAACAAAATATGATTCCTTATTATTTAAACCTTCAATTGGATTACTTGAAGTGTAATAAACTTTTTGACCAGTTAAAAATCCATGATCTACTATATTTACATTATTAGTGGATGAATTTATACCACTGGTCGAACATGTTTTTGAATTTATTAATAGTTTTTCAGAGTCTAAATCATATTTTACATTTACATGAGTAGATGTACCAATACCAACTGATTGATTAGGCACTATGTTCAATGAGATTAACTCACCTTTATCAAGACCATGAGCAGTGGAGAGTCCAATTGTAGACACAACTCTCTCCAATTTAGATGTTATCTGATTAAAATTACTTCTGAAAGAATATTCAAAACTACTTGAACCAACTTTTGTATCTCCTACAAATGATAAACCTGGTGTATTTGTTGTCAACCCAACTTGTGTAACAATACCAATGAAATTATCTGATTTTTTGATTACAAAGACATCCTGAGTATTTCCTGATTCTGGAATGTTAAATGTAGTCACACCATCATCTTTTGAAACAGTTAAAGCATATCCTGCATTTGGTTTTGTTAAAGTAATTCTTTGATTATTAGTAAATGGATGATTTGGTAATCTAATACTTTGAAGTGGTGTTGAAACAACCTTTATTAAATCACCTAAAGTTGATAATGATGTTGAACCTAAACCTACAACAGTTCCAACTCCAATTGCCTCATGAGGATTAAAAAATACTTGGTCATTTATTTTTGAATCAAATTCTGTTACACCTATTCCAGAATTAAGTAGTGTAAATTTATTTGGAAGCACATCAACTTGAGTTCCAACGGTATGAACACCAGATACCGATCCTCTTTTTACTCTTAAAATTTTATTTACATCAAATTTATTAAGAACTAATAGTTTTTCTGTTCCGATACCTATGCTACTTCCGATGGAAATTTGCTCTGGCATACTTGAGACATATATGTCAGTTACAACTCCAGTTGTAGCAGAATTGGGAACTTCCTGATAAAGTACAGTTCTTCCAGTTTCTATTGCGATACTAAACGAATCATTTAATCCAGTTACAAGTGTTGTGCTTATACCTGATATAGAAACTATATCACCATTGTTAAGAGATGGTGAAGTTGATATAAAAGCTGAGAAGTTTCCATTTTTACTTCTTGTCAATACCACATCATTAAACGTATCAGTATTCGTTTCAATAGATGTTATATTTTTACCTTTTAATTCACTTACAGATACACTTAATCCACCACCTTTTGTATTAGTATTATCAAATTCTGCAGTATTACCTATTTTATAATTATCACCTGAATTTAAAATTTGAATTGAGTCAACTGATCCAAATGATGTTGATTCAACTACTGTAACTTGTCGAGATATTTCATTTGATTCAACGATGAAATCATTATCTGCAAATTCATCTGATACTTTGTAAGGATATGTATTTCTTATTAAATTAGATTTTTCTATGTTAAAACTTTTTTGTGTTAACTTATAATTATTTTCAACAGGATTTGACCTAAAACTATTACCAATAAAGAATGGAAACTTAGGTTCTAAGGATATTGAAGTTATGCCAGCAAAATATGCATAGATGCCATTTGGGTACTCTGGTGTTCTACAATATCTTCCATTATGAATGTCTAAATCACCAACATTAGTAAACTTATAATCATCAACAAAAAACCCATTACTAAATGAGGGAGGTCTATCAATAATAGCAGATCCATCTAATTCATAACCAGTGTCCAATATCCTAATCTCAGAATTACTATCATTAGGATCACTATATCCATAAGGACCATATATTGGATTACCATCATATGCCCAACCAATAATAGGTGAGTGTTTTACACCATCATCTCCAAACGTATCATTTCCAATTTGAGTAGAATATCCAACAATAGAATATTTTAATGTCCCCTCAGATTCTATTAAAGCTTCATTACCATATCTTTCAAATGAGTTTGTATATAAACTTCTAATATTTGTTTCAACTTTTAACTCACTACCACGATTAGTAACAACCACGGATATTTTATCTTCTTCATATTGAATTCCACCATTTAAAATAATTACATCAGTTATTTTTCCATTTTCTACAACAGCTCTTAATTTTCCACCTATTCCTGTTCCAATTCCAACTACTTCTAAATCAGGAGCACTTGTGTAATTTTCACCTTTTGATTGTATTTCTACATGACTAATACTTCCATTTGTTATGATGGGTTTTAACTCTGCATTTTTTCCTAACTGTCTTGTTATATTTACAGGTTTTTCTAAATTTAATATTTCCGACCCATATCCACTTCCTTTTTCATATAAAAATAGTTGAGATATTCCACCTTTGATAACTGGTGTTGCAGTGATAACACCAACATCTGTATTAGCAAGTTCATAATTTATCTTTATATTTACATCAGGGTATTTAAATACTTGGAATCCAGTTCCAGAATTTGGGAATTTAATATAATCATCTCTATCAAAATTATCAGTTATTGTGCCACCTATACCAGCATCTGCTAATCTAAACGTATTTTCATCAATTTTTAACACACTATAGTAATTTGATGTTGTATTAATACCAGTATATGTTGATAATCCAGATATGGTTTGTGGTTGAGTTGTTCCTAATCCAACCTTGGTACTATAAACAACTTTTTCACCTGTGAAGAATTTATGATCTTTGAAAAATATTGTATTATCAGTTGTACTTATCCCAGTTGGATTAACAAAAGCTTGTCTATTTTCGTATTCTCCACCATCAAGAACTCTTATCTCTTTTAATGTTTTTTCATCTCTTAAAAGTTTAAATTTATGAATACCACCTTTGTTAAAAGTTGTGAATCCTACAGTATTGATACCAGTGTTATAGTCATTAAGACTCTGGAATAATTTAATCGTATTTGAATTAACGACAGAGGGATAATAGATTGCTTTATCAACTAAACTAGTTGTGCCAAGTCCAACCACAGATAGAGCATCATTTCCGACAGTTCCAACTCCTAATGGAATATTACCATTTGCGTTGTAAATTAAAGGAATCCCACTTGCAATATGATGGTCAGATAAAAACGTAATGGTTTCATTTACATTATCAACACCTCCAAAATCAGAAACTAATCTACCATCAAATGATATTTCTCTTCTTCTACTTAATAAAACAGGTTCAAAACTTCCACCAAATCCATTTCCACCATCTACTTCCACTGAAAGCACTTGCTGTATATCAAAATCTTGTGGATCTATTTGAATATCTGTAATTGTTCCTAAAACAACTGGTTGCACTAAAGCTGTTGTTTTTCCTGTGCCAGGTGATGAAACATTAAACACAGGAGGATTAATTAAGTCATAATCTAATCCTGGATTTAATACATTAATATCTTCTATTGGTCCAAAATATATTTGGTCATTAGACTTATAATTTAATATCTCAACTCCATTTATTAATAAACCAGTGGGGTTTGGTGTAGTAGATATTATATCTGAATTTTTTAAGTTAGGTTCAAGTGGAAATTCTTTTAATAGTTTTTGAGGACTTATTTTTTGATCTAAAGTTCCTATTAAAGAAAAAGTATGTGTTCCAGTATTTGCTGGTAATGGTTCAAATTCTATAAAATCAACAACAGGAATAAACGATCTTGATCTATATAATCTAATTTGATTTTTAGCAATGACCTCTACAAAATATGTTCCCTCTTCTAAACCTGGTATAATTGTTCCTTGCGCTGAATAACTTATTTCATCTCCAGTTATAAAACCAACATCTTGAGAGAAAGAAATTATACTATATTTGAGTGTGTTTGGATTATAACCCTGTATATCTACATTTGCTGTTGCATTAGGAATAACAGATTGAGTTATAGATTTATTAATTGTATATGAAGGTAAAGAATTAGATGCAACATACATTCTCTCATCAGAATCATTATAAACATTGGTAATATCTGAAGTAATGACATTATTACCAAATTCCATGTCTACAACAGAACTTTTTGCTGTTTTAATTTTTCTTCTGATGTCGTATGTTCTATTTGGTTCAGTGCTAAATGTACTACCTGGTAAAACACCACTTAGGGGATTTATGTTAATTGTTTTTGTAGATACACTCACACTATTAACAACACCACTTCCTGCTATATTTTCCTCATCTCTAAAAAGTATTTCAATCTCATCATTTACCTTAATACTTGATTTATCAATGTCGTTTGTAAATAAAACAAAATTATCCCCAGATATACTTTCAACTTGGAATCTTGAGGCAGTATTATAAATCCAAGAATTAGCAAATATTTGTTTTCTTGATTTGTTTGTACCTGTATCTGTTATTTTCTCACCAACATTCTTTACAGTTATTTTTTCCCCCTCTGATACTAAATTAATATCAGTTGTTGGTTTAAATTCTGATAAAACACCTGTTATACGTAATTCAACAACTTTATTTAAATCTCCTTCTTCATAACCATAGTAGAATACATTTGATCTAACATCATCAGTGGGTGATATTGGTGAAACTATATTTTCACAATCAAAAAATTGGTTTAATGATTTACTTCCATAATAAATGTTCGTATTAATACCAGAAACAATAAATCCAGTTGTTCCAAAACCAACTGTTGAATCAACAGTCAAAACACTAGCACCTGCTGATACATTTGTTATAGATCTTGTAATGCCAGGTATAGTGAAGGTTCCTTCAATTAAATCTTTATCATTAAATCCTACAAATAAACCTAATTTAAAATATAATTTGTTTTTTCTAGTTAAAGGTGAAACATCAGAGACTGATGCTGCAATCGGTGCCCTAGTTGCAGAGTCTGATGATTTTATAATTGTTTGACCCAATAATTTTAATGGATTTCCTTTTATTGCCTCTACTAAAACTATTTCCCTTCTAATATATTCTGCTGATGAAGGTTTTATCAGATATTCCTCTAAATCAACAACTTTTGGAGTTTCATTATATAATACGTTGAATAAAATCCTGAAAGATTCTTCTGTTCCTTTAGATTGGTAAAATGCTCTTGAACTTTTTATAAAATTGCTTGCGTCTAAATTTTTAACAAAATCTACATTTTCTAAACCTGGTGTTAACGTTGTTTTTGTTTTTTTGTAAAATTCTTTTAAAAATAAAGCACTAAGATTTAAAACAGTAGAGTCTGTTTCATGATTAATAGCATTCGTATTTGAAAAAGTAAGTTCAGAGGGATTATTTTCTGCATGATATGTTGTGATACCACTAAATCCACGAATACAACCAGTAAAACTGTTTGTAGTAATTCCTGTATATGTTATTACTTCATTTTCAATCTTAAAAAGACCATACTCTTTTGGAAATCCCTTTGTACTACTAACATTTACAGTCGTATCAGTAGTTGTTATGCCACTGGTTAATTTTGTTTCTCCTACAACTACTTCTGGTGTTAAATTATCTAATTTAATATACTGATCTAAATTATCAGTTAGATCAATTACTCCCCCTTGATATTCCTGAGAGATATAATATTGTTTTAAAAAATCTACTGCTTTAGGACTTTCAGATGTTAGAAACTCAGGTAGTTGATTCTCTATTATCTGTTGGACTTTGACTCTTTTATCAATTCCAGTTGTTATCATATTATCCTCTTATCAATTTTCCGTTTGAATAACTCGATGTAACTTTATAACCAACACCAGATATCTGCTCACCAGAAGTAATAGTGTCTTTAACCATATTTATCTCACTATTATCAATGGAAAATGATAAGTACAAATCTTTCAATCCAATAACATCATTTGATTCTGGGAAGGCTTGTATTTCAATGATATTATTATCTTTTTCAGTCGAAGTAATATTAATAGTATTTAAAATTACTTCTCCATGAACATAATCAACAATACCAGCTGATGGTATGATTAATCGGTTTTCTGATGCATCTTGACCTATTCTAATAACTCCTAAAACACCTTTACCACTTCCATCTAATGTTCCATCACTGTTTCTATTAGGTATATCAGTAAAATATAACATACTAGATTGTCCCTGAACAGTAAATCCAGTACTCTTTATATTTTTACCCTCTGGATTTATATTAAAAGCATTACCAAAACATAATTCATACTGTGCAGATTGATTTACTAACGCTTTTAGATTCCTTCTTATTCTAACTCTAGTAATATTTGATGATATTGCCTCATCAATTTGGTCTATAACATTTAATACCTTACTATATTTAAATCTACCACCAAATTTATTTAAATCAACTGATTGACTATAAAATGTTAGACCACTAATAATATTTGTTTTTAAATTCGATGATGTAGATACTTGAGCTGGGTTATAATAGACAAAAGACTCAAGTTCAACATATAATACTTTTAAATCAATTATTTTTTGATTTATACCAGTTAATGAATAGTTTTTCAGTCTTGATAAAATTATAGTTTTATCATAGTCTGATACAAATTCACCATTTTTAGGTTTTATGGTGATAGAAACAGTTCCAAATTCAGGTGGATCTAGTTCTTCTCCACCAACAACTGCAACTGACTCTGTATTGGGATAAATGGTTTGTATTATAGTCTCGTAATCACGGGCTGTAACTGCTCTGTACTGTGATGAATACAGTCTAGGTGCAAAATACTTAATTGAGTTAATTGACTCAATATTGCCTCCGTTAGCTGCCGCTGAGATGGTTGTTATTTGTGGTGTAGTTGATGGAATTTGAATTTGATTGGATGATGATACTACACTACCTGCGTAATTAAATGATGTAGGACCGTTACCTTCTCTTCCATCGGTAACAATATATGAAACTACTATTTCACTATCATTTTCCAGTTTTTTCCCAAAAATGCCATCACCAAATAATAATTCATATCTTTCATCTGCTATTTCTTGAATTAAATATATTTCTGATGTATCTGTGATGTTTAATATATTATCAACTTTATTATATTCTCTTGATGTATCATCTCCCTCACCTCTAATCTTGACAACGATAGTTGATGTATCAACAAATGAATTTTCAATTATGAATCTTTGATCAAGTGAACCATCAACTGTAAATGTTTTATTTAAATAAGTTCCCTGATAAACTATTATATCGTTAAATGATGCTGTGCTTGATATAACATTTCCAGCACTGTCCACTGCCTGAGTTGTAACGGTTGTTATTGACTCAGGTATTGAAAATACATATGAAGTATCACTACTTGATCCAACACATACTAACCCTGCCTGTAGTGTAAGAGTTGGAGTATTACCACTAACTGTGACATTAAACGAAATTGTCGCTTGAGCAGCAGTTCTTGATTTTGGAACATATCCAACATTTCGAGCAAGTGATACAACGTTCTCTCTTAATGTTGCAGAGTCTAAAAATGACTCATTCACAATCATATTTGAATTAAACGCCGTAATGTAAGTATTATAAGCTAAAGTATCAATTAAAACCGAAAAATTAGAACCTTCAAAGTCAAAATCCGTAAAATCTGAGTTAGCACGAATATAATCTTTGATTGAGGTCTTGATTTGATCAAAATCTAGGTTTGTAAACTTAGTAAAAGGCATTTATCTTGTTGCTTCGAGTATGAAGGAAAATTCTTGTGTTGGTATCTCCTGTCCAACGATATCAAAAAATACTGTAACCTCAAATTCATTTAAATCAGGAACTGGTAATACCTCAACAGTGAGATTTTCAACTCTTGGTTCAAAATTTTCTATTACAATCTCAATTTGGTCTTGAATTGTTGATGCAGTTCCATAATCTACAAATTCAAATAAGCTACTTCGCACATCCGACCCCAAAACAGAGTTAAAAAACCTTTCAGTAGGGATGGTTTGTACTAAATTTCTAACAGATCTCTTTATTGCGTTCTCATTTCTAAGAATTGTAAGATCTTTTGTGACTGGATGGGGTCTGAAAGACAAATTTATGTCTTTAAATGCCCTTGATATCCGTTTTATAGCCATTTAAACAGTTATTTCCTGTTTTATTTATGACAGTTTTTACAGAATATTATTATTTATCGAGATTTTGCTTTAAATTCGTATTTACCATCGAATAATCCTCTTCGAGCACCTCTTTTAAGTAAGATTTGTCCCAATATTTGTAATAATCAGTCTTTGAAAGTTTTTTTCTCGCATCTGATAACTCTTTTCTTGGTTGACAAAGAACTAAATTGTATTTTCCGTTACTTGTTTGTATGCCTTGTATGTAAGTTTTTGTTTTTCCATGATCTGCTATAAATTTATAGTCAGAATAGTTGCGATTATAGTCATCTACAGCATCATACAGAAAATTTTTACTTATATTATCCTCAACAACGTAGATTACAACATCATAATCAGAATTTGGGACAATTTGACACAATTTTTCATCAATAATTGCAAAATTTGACTTTGAGGCATAAGGACATATTGCAAAATTACCTAATTCTGGTCTAATTTTTGATAATTGACCAATCCAATGTAAAATATATCTACTCTTCTCGTCTTTCATCGGGTGTTGTCCAGAAATAATCATCACAATCACCTAAACGACCCCAGTTTACATCATTCTCAACCTCAAAAATTCTTGTTGATACCTTAAAATCAGGTATTTTTACGTTTTGTGGTGTCATTGAGGTGTCATAGATGCGACATCGGTTGTTTGGATAGAGTGCGAACTGTCCATTTCTTAGTTGAATGAGATTAAATGACTTATGTTCATCAGGCATCTCACTTGTAGAGGCATCAATTTGATCAAAATCACCATGATAATTGTCTAAAGTACAAATATACTGTCCTTTTTGGTTGCCAAAGTGTCTTGTACGCAACTCCCACTCCATTGGTGCAACAAATTGCTTCACAATTACTGTAAAATCGTAGTCCATACAGTTCCAAAACTGCAAATTGACTAAATCCATATCAGGATCTGGTATTTTTGGAGATGATAAGAACGCAGATATTGGTAATTTATCGTACATTGCTCCATATTCTGGTAAATATGTCTCAAAATAAAAAGCACGACCTTGAATTGACTTAGCAGTAACCCATAAACCCTCTACAAATTCACCATGACCCGATTGAAAGTCAGTTAGATATTCTTTTCTTACCCATACTTTCTTTGTAGGTAAGTTTGCTATGTAGTTTGCCATGTATCAAAAAAGTTTGAAATTTCGTATCCGTCTAATTTTGCTTTATAGTCTGATGATTCTCCCAAGTAGAAGTAGTCATAACCTAGTCTTTTATATAGTGCAATCTCACTCTTGTTTGCAATATGTCCAAGACTTAATTTTTTGTTCTTATAATTCCATGCGAACTGGTCAGCCCATACACTATTGACACTCTTAAAACGATATGCAAGAGTGAAGGCAACTAATTCATTTCCATCATAGTATCCAATCACATCAGAATGAGGAAGTTCAAACTCCTCAACGAAGATTGGAACAATATCTTTAAACTTTTTGTAAGTTACATATTGTTTGTAAATTTCTAAACATCGGTTAAAAGAAGAACCATCAAGAATACGGTAGTTGTGATACTCTTGATAGTTTGTGTCTTTTAATCGAATGCGACAGAACATTATTTACCTTGACCTTTATATCTTTTACGAGCCGAGTTACGGGCGGTAGCCGAATATTTTGTGTGTTTTCCTCTTCCTTGTCGAGTTTTTTTCGGACGGGTTTCGATTGTGTTACCCATACTAAATGTTTTTGCCATTAATCTTCCTCAATTTCAGTTCTAAGTTCGAGCGGATGCGGAGTTCCTTTTTCAAAAAACTCATCTGCTAAATCCTGCATTTTATCCATATATTCTTCCTCCGTAAGATTCTCAAAAAGAACCTCACCTTTATAAGTAATTTTATATAACTCTTGTTTTTTCATGTCCTACACGAATACGAGGGTCACACATAATACGGAAACCTGCCTCTTTTGCGTCTAAACAGAATGAGACATCTTCTCCACACATGTCCTGTACAGCACCAGATTCAAATACTTGCATCTTCGGAGCAAACCACGGATATTTCATCTGATCATCTTCAAAGACACCGTGCTTTATCAGCAACCATCCGAAACCTGCATAGTCCACTGTGAATGGTTTTTTCCTTTTTGCAATTGAATCAAGTGTTTCATGATTCATTACACCACCATTACCTTTGAAATCATCTTCATCTAACCAGTGAGCAACTGAAGTTGTTTTTCCATCCTCTGTGCAATACCAACCTGATGCAATCTTTTCGTCCATTAAAACAAGTTGATAAAACTTTTCAACGTTAAAGACAATATCAGAGTCAATCCATAATTGATAATCATACTTTAACTTACCATCCCAAGGTAACTGGTCAGGACCTCGAAGAACATTCGCACCAAGACACTTACATCGGGCAAAATTTACCATTGATGAATAATCTTGTGATATTTGAATACTTGCTTTGTTTTGAACTAAGTCAAAGCATAGTGTCACAAAGTTCTTTAGAAATGTATATGATACTCCTCGACCTGGCAAACAGAATACTACTGTCTTACCTGCTATCATTCTTTTTGCTTTATCGTAATCCCATTCTGGTGTTTCTGCTTCTTTTTTTGCTTTTGCAGCAGCTGATTTAACAGTAAATCCTTTTGCCATACTAATGTTCAATTATAATTATATAATACACTATTATCTATACGTTGTCAATAAGAGTGCTCTGTGATGTTATCCGAATTAAACTTCATATTCCGTATAATACCAAGTCACTGCAACTCTTTTTTTACCTGATGTGACTTTTTCTCCAGAATGTGGATAACACCAATTTGATGGAAATATTAAACCTTGACCAACTTTAGGTTTATATGACTCATGTGGAAACAATGTTCGACCACCTTCAAAATCATTTGTAAGATAAACGATAACTGATACGACTCGATGAAATTCTGAATCATTTTTAAAATCACTCTGATCATGATGATAATTGTAATGTTGATTTAATTCATAATCTATAATACCTATTGATTCTCTCCAACATGTTGTTCCTCTTCCACCTGGCATTGGATAATCATTAAACAAATGATTTATTTTCATGAGTCGATTTTTATATTCATATAAAGCTTCATTAATTTTTGTATGAAACTTTAATGTGAGTGGATGAGAATCATCTAATGATGCACCATTACTACTTCTAATATTAGAATCGACAGAATCAAAATTCTCCTCACTCATGATAGTGCATGGAGTAAATTCTAAAGTATCAATATAAGTGTTTAATTCATTAACTTCTTCTTCTGTTAGAATATCAAGTATTTGTATCAGTTGGTTCATTAATAAGAATGTTCTTCAATTTTTCCTTGTATGCAAGCATCATCTATACATTCAACATATGTGAGCTCTTCTTTAAAATATGAGTAATAT